GATCCAAACTCAGGAGCTTGTGAAGCAGCTAATCCGTCTGGGTCTAATTTAAATGACACCTTAGCAGGGTTTGCAGGATCTACTCCTTCTTCTCTTATGAAGTTATATACCGTATAAGGTAATACATTATATACACCAAACTTCTCTGCTATTTCTAGCTTTAAGAAAAAGTCTCCGTACTTACACATGTTCCTAGTCCATGACCATAAGTTAAATTCAATATTTAATACGTCATAGAATAAATTATGTAAGACTCTTTGTATATTTTCGTCTGATGATTTTATTGTAAGTATATCCCCTATATCGTTTCTAACTGTAGCTTCATCAGAAAGTATATCTAAAGCAGAAGCTAATATAGCATCAGTATCCATAGCTTCATAATCACTGTATAATTGAAGACGTAATGTTTGGTAGTTTAATGTGGGGTTGTATTGGTTACGTGAATTAGGAACATAAAGTCTGGAAAACCTATCAATAAGTGAATTAGTTTCATATCTACCAGATGTTTGTATTTTATTTACATCTGCTACTTTAAGTTCATTTCCTCCTATATTACGTATGATAACGTCATTAGAAAAAAGTCTTCTTAAACGTCCAAATAAGGATGTATCTGCCATCAGGTTGTATTTTTATATAAATAGTATTATTTAAGTAACCAAGTGATATCTTCTTCTCCACCAGGTGTCTTCATAAGATACGGATTTTCTTGCATATTACCAACAGTACTTATAACAGCTTGGTTACGTGAATTAAGATTACTAAAAGAAGATAATTGTGCTCTAGCTAGGTCTATCCCTTGCTGTCTAAGTTTAAGTGCTGTATCTCTAACATATAGAGCAGTGGCACAAGACATAATCAAATCATCATTGTATCTGTCCTGGGCTTGTGCCTTACCATTTTTCCACACAAAAACTCGCATCTCCGACATTAACCTTTTTGATTGAATAGTAACTGATTTCTCTCGAATGTATTCGATCATCTTTGCTATAACTAAAGGACGCGTTCTCATAGACATTGTAAAACCTGGTACAAGTTTATCTCGCTCATACTTATGCATATACGATTCTACTGTTTCAGTATTCTTAGTGGAACTGTAGTAGAGGTTGCGGTATTCCCTCTCTAAAACCTGCTCTATTGTTGCCCATCCTATATTTGCATTTTCTACGACCAGCAATGCTTCATTATATTCGGATGCTAAACCTGTCAAGAAATTACCGAAATCTTTAGGTGATAGTTTACCTTTGTATTCAGCTACTTGTGTACAGGTCTCTATATCGAAAACATGTGCAGCAGAATAGTCAGTAGAGTCTCCTCTAGCTACATCAGCTACTACCATATACGTTTTCATATAGTCTACTCCTTCCCATATCCATAGATTACCATCAACACCTCTTCTTTCCAAAGGGTCTTTTTGATAAGTCTGTTCTATGAATAGCATATCATCTGGTTCAAATACAGTATCCCCGGATGCAAGGAAGTCGCAATCACACTCCTGACCGGCCATTCTAGGACCTAAGTCAGCATCTTGTTGATCTCTCCATGTTTGATTTCTTTCAGGATGTACTGTCCAAGGTAGTCTTATAGGTAAGAATGAATTTTCTCCACTCTCTGCTTTTTCCCATGTTTGATGGAACCAGTTACCTATACCGTTAGGAGTAGATAGTGCCATACACTGTCCACCCGTCGCTAAGGTTTGTTGAGCAGCTGTAAATGTTTCATCTACATTATCTATAAACGCTGCCTCATCCATTAACAATAACGATACCGCTTCTGATCTTGCAGCATCTGGTGATGATGATTTAGCTTGTACTTTAGAACCGTTTTTTAATCTTAAAGATAATTTGTTTTTTTCTACTGATGGTAATTTTAACCATTTAGGTAATTCATCATACATAAAGATTACTTTAGTTACTAAATTACGTGCTGTAGCTTGAGTAGTGGCTAAAGCAAGAACGTTTTTATCTTTATGAAATAACATCAGCCATAAACTGTATGCTGCAGCTAAAGTGGATATGCCTAGCTGTCTTGATTTAAGAGTTATTAAATACTGTTGATCTCTAAATAAATGAAGTACTTTTTCTTGAAATGGATATAAAGCAAATAATATACGACCTCTTGTAGGGTGCTGTATATGGCAATACTTCTTCATAAAGTAAGCCGGATCTTTAGCACACTTAATATACTCCTGTGCTATTATTTTCTTTATGTCCTGTGCCATAACTTATTTATATTTTCTTACACCATCTACTTCTACTTCTTTAAGACCTAACGCTTCGACCCATTTTGGATTGATAAACCAAGGTGAATCAATTGAATCTCTTTGTATAAAGAGTGATCCTTTCCTAGGCTCGTTTGAACCTCTGATATGTATGTAAAGATCTTCTAGATATTCTAAAGCACCTGTATTAAATGGAATTAAGTTAGAAATAAAATCTGATATATTATCTGGTACGGTACCTTTAAAAAAACAATTGGGGGTCAGTTCACTATCTGCTCCGAATTTTTTCGATGCTGTGTATGCCTCTATAGCCTCTTCGTTGTTTAACATTAGGGGGCCTCTTTCTCCTATATTATATGTTCTAGAAGAAGTACTTATAAAAAATGCTAAATTTAATGCGGCTGTGCCTTTTTTAAGTAGAGTGTTATTGACTATACCGTTGTATATATCTAGAACTTCTGATTTAAGTTTAGAACTTTCAAATATCTGCAAAGCTCGTTCAGGTCTTGTCCAGTTTTCAACAAAAGTAGCATTACCTGCTTTTAAGCTAATTTTTAATTTTTTTGAACTAAGCTGAGATATAGGTTTGTTTAATTCTACAAATAAATCTGTTTTAGGTTTACCTCGTGTTTTTCCTCTTGGTTCTCCTATATATTCTATTTCAAATTTTGCTCCTTTATGTTCAAACTCGTAATTTTCATCAGAAGCATTTTGGAAAAGTAAAGCTACATCTTTTTCTTGAGGATGGCCTGGTACAAAGGGATTTAAGACTCCCTGTTTATTCTTTTTGCTGTCACCTGGTTCAAACTTTTCCACACCTTTTCCTGTGGGTTTGTTTATATCAGATAATCTCATTAAGTATTCTTTACCCTTATACTTTACTGTAGCTAGATAACTATTACCCTTTTTAATGAGGTCTTTTTCAGATTTAGATACTATGTTAAATTCCTCTCTCCTATTTATTGAGACTTGTTCATCATCTGAATTTATTGGAAATAATTTAGCGTCTTTATCTGCAGAGTACATAAAATTATTTGAATCTTCTTTATCTCTTACGTACTTTTCAAAAGTACCTGTAGAACCTGGGTAACCTGTTGAAGAGCTTGCTAAATTAGATTCATTTAGATTAAAACCAAACATAGATTCAAACAAAGCTATATCCTCTTGACTATTAATGTCAGGATATCCTTTAGTAGTCTTGTAAGACCATTCTAGTATTGCTTTGTCTATAAGATTCATTTACTATAAATCCAATACCGCCATGAGAGCATCTTCTGCGCTTGTCCCTGGTTGTTCATCCATAAGACCGATTGCATCTCTAGCAATATCAATTACTTTCTGCTCTTGTTCAGCGTTAGATCCCATACTTACTTGTAAGACTTTAGGATCTGCTTTTGCTGTAGGTACGCCTCCTTTTTTCTCTATATTTTTAGCAAAATCTGATTGGAATCCCCATGCTTCTTTTGTTACTGAGCTTTCGGTAGTAAGTTTATTCTCTGTTAAGAATTTTCTTAAGTTAAAGTTGTCTTTCATATTATTATTATTATTATTATTATGCTTCTGGTTCTTCTGCTGGTTCTTCAAAATCTATCTCTTCACCGCCTAAGTCAGCTTCTCCTTCTTCTCCTCCTAGAACGCCTCCTTCATCTCCTTCTCCTTCTTCACCGCCTGTTGCGCCTCCTTCTCCACCAGGAAAGTCTCCTCCGCCACCGCCACCGCCTCCGGTGTCAGTATCAGCAGGTTCTCCTTCTCCAGCTCCACTCATTGGTCCTTCTTTATATAGGATAGCTAATTTATCTAATGCCTGTTGATAATCACTTATCTTATTTATATAATATCTTTTACCCATTATTTGAGTTTCAAAGCCATCACCTAACCATTTCATAATATACTCTTGACCGTTTTTAAGATTGATTCTAAACTCAGTAGGTCTAGGAGATATCCAATCTATACTATCTACAAACTCTTTAAAGTCTTCAGTCTGTAGTTTAATAATAGCTGCTTTTAGAGTAGGAAACTTAGCTAAGATAGTATCTGTAGCGTCTTCTAATATAGTTTCTTCTGGAGCACTTGTATCTGGTTCTTCTTCTGGTGTAGGTTCTTCTTCATCTTCTACTTCATCTAGCATAGATTCACTTACATAGCCTCGTTTTTTTACATATGCCATATATTCTGCAAACTTTCTGTCATTTTCTTTTTCGTCAAAATCATCATCGTCATCATCTAACTCTTTATTAATATCTTTGACGATAAAATTACCAATAGCATCTCCATCAGGAAAGCCCATCTTAGCTAGTATAGGATTTTCTTCTTTGACGTAATTTAAATCAACTTGTTCTCCCGCTACATCAACATTAATTTCAAATTCTTTTCCAGATTTAGTATCTACAAGTCTATAAAACATTGTATCAGATATAGATGATTGGTCGTTAGCAAATATTTTTATATTTTTTACTTTACCAACAGTCAGTTCATCTCCTCTTTCTTCTTTTATAAGAGTAGCGTGTTTAACGAACATTTCATGTAGCTCTGCAAGGGACGCTCTATTTCTAATCAAGGCATACTGATCAGGGCGTTCAGTTCTTAGATACCTTTGTAATTTTCTAAAGTTAGTTCTTATAAGCTCAAATAATTCTCTAGCTGCTTTATCAGTCCTAACATCTTTATCCCTCATTAATTGTTTTAGATCTTCAACGATATCTTGAAAATCATCATACATTTTTTCAAATGATGCTATAGGAATAACTTTATGAGCAGTAGATCCAGTTTCTTTATTTGTACCATCAAACTTCATATAACGGGACATATCATCACTAAAGAAATCTTGTGGATGCATTTTACCATATCTTTTTTCAATAGCATCTACAAACGCTTTTGGAAGGTCTTTTATCTTTTTACGTTCTTCAATAGCAGCATACTGCTCTAATATAAGTTTTTCTAACTTGTGCATGTCTTACTTCTTTTTCTTTTTGTACCCTTTATGCCAGTGTTCGTTAGAAGTTTTAACATCTAATTCACTTACTGGTATATCCGTTACTGTCTTTCCGTTTTCGAATAAAACATCATAATGAGTAACTACGTATTTATTTCCTTCTTTTACTAATGTGTGTTTTTCTGGAATGGTATTACCTTCACCATATTTTTCGTGGACTACTTTAGCAGCACAATCATGTTTATATCCAGGAGCTGATTCTTTGGATAATTTATCTAAGTATTTAGCTTGATTGCCATGTCCTTTAACAGACTTCTTTAATTGCTTTACAATCTTCTTAACTTGGCTTTTTTCTTTTTTATCAAGTTCAGCTTCTTCAACACCTTTAGTATTGATGAATATATGAGTAATATGATCTATGATTTCTTCTGCTGCTTCTCTAGTAGAGATATCGTCCTCATTAGCCATATTAATTATAATGTCATTAATAGCATCTCCATCTCCTCTACCTTCATCTAATTCTTGACCTTTACCTATATTGGAAGCTTTTTTAATCTTTTCTTGTTCAAGCTTCTTTTTAATATCTGTAAGTTTTTTAAGATGAGGTACTACTGATTTATCTCCTGCTTTATATTTTTTAGCAAGTCTTTTCATAGTATGAACT